TTAAGCGGGGCGGCCAATGTGATAATCATCATGTGGAACAGGTTTTTCCGACATTGGAACATCAGAAAACACGGATACCCGCCAAGCTACTGTGATGCAGATGGTGACTTCAAAACAGAGGACGAATGACATACCACTTCGACATAATCCAAGGAACCCCCGAATGGCACAACGTCAGGCGCGGGGCGCTGACAAGTACCGCGATCAAAACGCTTATCACGCCAACTGGAAAGCTGGCCGACAACGATAAGGTCAGGGCTCACGTTTACGAAATAGCGGCACAGCGGATCAATGGCCGCACCGATGACACCTTCCAATCCTTCGACATGATGCGGGGCCAATTGGAAGAGGTCAGGGCGCGGGAATTGTACATTGAACACTTCGCCCCAGTAAGGGAATGCGGCTTCGTTACGAACGACCGCATGGGCTTCCTTGTGGGTTATTCGCCCGATGGTCTTGTGGGCGATGACGGTATCATTGAGATCAAATCGGCAAAGTCACGCATACAGGTCGAACGGATCGCAAACGGATTGGTTCCTAATGAACACGTTGCGCAGATCCAAACGGGCCTCTGGGTGACGGGCCGCGAATGGTGCGACTTCATATCATTCTCCAACGGTATGCCGATGCAGGTGCTTAGGGTGTATGCAAACACGGCCTATCACGCCCTGATCGAACAGGCCGCAAAGAAATTCGAGGCCGATGTTCAGAAGGTGATCGCGGACTATCGGGAGAAGTCAGCGGGTATGCCGATAGCTGAATACATGGAGGCGTTGGGGGATGGGGATATACAGGGGAGTGATGAGTAGGACTATCACAGAGATCCTTAAGGACGCGGACGCAACGAACGACTTTCAATCGTTGATCGACCTTTGGAATGAGATTGCCAACAATAAAAGGCAATACTCATTGACTGAAATTTGGTTTGCGAACGAACGCATAAGAGAGCTTGCCTTGAAATCAAACGGTCAAGATATTGATAAGGGTAAGTTTTACTTAGAACTGTCCACCCAATTAAGAAACGCCTTGAGTGTCGTTCGCAGCCAAAATCTTTCCCCCTCAACATCAACCACACACGCCAAAACAGCAAAATAAGTTTGCAAAGTTGCGCGGGTTGTGGTATGTTTGCAGCACTAAACTAATCCGAACCAATGGATCTCACACCGACAATAACACCCAAGTCCGACCAACTGAACGCGGACGACCTGATCACAGGCCCGATCACTATTAAGGTGGTCGCGGTCAAAGGATCAGCCGACCCGCAGCAACCTGTCGCCATTCATTACGAAGGTGACAACGGCAAACCATACAAACCTTGCAAGTCAATGCGTAGGCTACTGGTTGCCATTTGGGGCGCGAACGGTGGCGAATATGTTGGCCGATCAATGACGCTGTACCTTGATCCCTCCGTGATGTTCGGTGGCATTGCGGTTGGCGGCATACGGATCAGCAACCTGTCGCACATTGACGGGCCGAAAACGATCGCATTGACAGCCTCCAAAACAAGCCGCAAGCCGTTCACCGTTAAGCCGCTTGCCGCACCCACACAGATAGACACCGCTCCCGCACTTGCCGCGATCGCACAGGCTGAAACCCTTGATGCGCTTGGTGAGGTTTGGAAAGGTCTATCGGGCGCGATTAAGACCGCTGCGGGCGTGCTTGAGGCGAAGGATAGGAGGAAGGGGGAACTGGCAGCGGCTGAGTGATGGGGCCGCTGTCCGAAGTGTTCAACGAAGATTGCGCGGAGGCGATGAAACGCTACCCCGATGGGTACTTTGACCTTGCTGTGGTCGATCCGCCCTATGGGATAGGGGAAGATGGCGGAAAGTGCCGAACAAGAGGAAGCAAAAAAACGAATGGAGTAAAAAAGAACTGGGATAACGAAAAGCCAAATGATGAATACTGGAAGGAACTTTTCCGAGTTTCTAAAAATCAAATTGTGTGGGGTGGAAATTACTTTGCCGACAAACTGCCTGTTTCAAGATGCTGGATATATTGGCAAAAGGAATTAGGCGGTGATTTCGCTGACGGAGAACTGGCTTGGACAAGTTTTGATAGGGTGTTAAGGCAATACAAAAAACGAAGCGAAACATTTGATAGAATCCACCCCACTCAAAAGCCCGTTGCCCTTTACGATTGGATCTTTAAGAACTACGCCAAGGAAGGTGGGCGCGTGTTGGATACACACGGTGGCAGCATGAGTAGCCTAATTGCAGCCATACGAGCGCAGAACATTGAAATGACAATATTTGAGCTGGATCCAGACTACTACAATGCCGCCAAGGTGAGGGCAGATAATTACTTGGCGCAGTCAAACATCTTCATGGAGCGGCCCGAAATTATATGGCACGGACACACAGTATAGATATAATAGCTATATTTGTGTATCTAAAAACCATGAGCCAATGTTTAAGACGTTAAAGGAAGATGAGAGGTTTGAAATATCCCAGTTGGGTATTGTTCGGGGCATCAAAAAAAAGAACATCAAATCTCAATACATCGGATCAACTGGCTACTACTTTGTGTCAATATCAAAAAACAACAGATCAAGGCCGTTTAGGGTTCATAGGTTGCTGGCCTCGGCCTTTATACCAAACCCAAACAACTACCCAGAGGTAAATCATAAGGACGGGTGCAAGACGAACAACAGTCTCGAAAATTTGGAGTGGGTTACGCATAGGCAAAACATGGAACACGCCTTTGATACTGGACTTGCAAATAACACAGGCGAGAAAAATGGTCAGTCGAAACTGAGTGCGTCACAGGTTGACGAGATTAAAAAACACTTGTTGCGGGGTCATTTGTCTCAATACAAAATAGCTGAAATGTTTGGCGTTTCGAGGTCTTGCGTATTGGGAATTAAACTTGGTAGGCTTTGGAAGCATGTTTGAACTTGACCCCGATTACTTTGCCGCCCAAGAAAAGAGGTTCAATGAGTACAAATCTCAACTAAGACTATTCTAATGACCCACATCCAAAACCAAAAATAAATTACTACTTTTGACGCATGGAAACAAACTGGAGAAACGCGAGGGGTGAACATCGCCTGCGCAAACCTATTCGCAACGTCAATCACGATGCCCGTATCAAGCCAACGGGCGAAGGGTTCGATTGGCAGATATGGAAGCAAACTGGCCCGCATCGGTGGACACCTGTTGGCGAGGTTGAGAAGGCTGCGAACCTACCCATTGCAATGGCGCAATGTGAGAATGCCCTGCTGAGAATACGTAGGCCGAAAGTGGCTGAAAAAAGCGAACAGGATGCAGATTGAAGGAACTATCCGGCACGTAGGCCAAACCGAATCTGTTGGATCGAACGGCTTTCAGAAGCGGTTGCTCGTAGTTGAAACAGCCGATAAGTACGACAACCTCTGCCCGATCGAGTTCAAAAAGGACAAGTGCGCTTTATTGGATCAGGTCACGGTCGGCCAACGTGTGACCGTTGACGTGAACATAGGAGGCCGCGAATACAATGGCCGTTACTTCCCTTCGATAAACGGGTGGAAGGTTGCTGTTGCTGAACGGATGCAGCCGCCAAAGATGGAACCTGTATCGAGCGCGCCTGAGCCAGTTGCGGGCGGGGATGACGATCTTTTGCCTTTCTGAACGATGCCAATCGACTACTCAAAATATCACCCTGACTGGAAAACCGTGATCCGCCCCGCGATACTTGCGAGGGCTGAGAACAGGTGCGAAAAGTGCCGTGTTGCGAATGGTATCCTTATCATTCGAGGGGTGGTCGATGGCATACATTACTATCAACTTGCCGATGGCAACGGGCAGTATTTCAACGCTGATAATGGTGAGCGGATGGGCGAAGATTACGAAGGTTGCGTTGGTGTGGTCAAGTCGCACAACATCAAAGTAGTGCTTACCATCGCCCACCTTGACCATCAGATTGACAACAACGACCACTCCAACCTACGTGCATGGTGTCAGCGTTGCCATAACCGACACGATGCACCAAACCGATTGAGGAACAGAAGGCGATTGGGGCCAAGTCTGTTTGACTCCATGAAGTAAAAAAGCATCATTCATTTTAGAACAATATGAGCAAGCGCACCCCGAAGGGCCACACCGTCTGCCGCTACCTGTCAGACCCCGACTACAACACATGGCCGACATGCACACTCGCGCGGCACCTGTTCAATGAACACCCTGAGACGTTCACAAGCGAACGCGCGACAAGGGAACTGATCCGAGCGTACCGTGGGCAGCACAATGGAAAACGCACGATCAAACCGATTGACAATAAGCTGCGCGGATACTACGCGACCATGCATGGCGAGACGTGTCATTTCAGGATGAGGACGATGCGCGGCAACTGAGAATTTAGTATATTTGCAAGGTCGGAGTGACAAACCGACCTTAAATCCATGAAACCCACAGGAACAACTTAATACAGGGGGAAGTAAATAGGTGCTGCGCTCATGGTGGCAGACCTGTTTCCGCGCTTGTCACGCGGCCCCCTTATGCTTTTCATGGCCAACATTAGCCTATTCAAGCGATTGCCCGAAAAGGACAGGCCGCACATTGCCGATGAGCAGACAACCATTTCCGACTTCCTGAGTGCCGTTCGTTTCGGAAAATGGAAGGATCAGATTGAGGCGATAAGAAAGGTTGAGGATAAAAAGGTGCGCGATGGCATGAAGCGCAACCTTCCAAGCGTGACCGTGAGCGGCACCTTTCGAGAGCGCAAGGCTGAACTGATTCTTGATCACAGCGGATTCATTTCGATTGACATTGACGGATATACCGATCGAACCGAACTGAATGAGGATCCATACACATACGCCTTATTCGGGTCTGCATCGGGGCGCGGCCTTGTCGTACTTGTGCGGATCAACCCCGATAAGCACAAGGAATCATTCAGGTGGATTCAGGACTACTATTTCAAGCGGTTCGGGATAGTTGTTGACCCGGCCCCATCGAGTGTAGCATCACTTCGCTATGTCTCATTTGACCCCGACCTGTTCATCAATGAGAAAGCGAAAAAGTCACAGGTAAAAGCGGAACCGAAATCAGCACCGCCCGCACTTGCAATGGTGCTACCTGAATCAGTGGTCGGTGAAATGTGTGCGGAGGTACAGCGATTGGGTATTGACATTGCCCCCGACTACCTGACCTACTTTCGTATGGGGTGCGCAATCGCTAACGGTTTTGGGGAGTCTGGCCGCGCGATGTTTCACGCCCTGTGCCAACCGTCACCGAAGTACATCAGCAGTCAGGCTGATAAGAAATACAACGAGTGTCTGCGTGTCGGTGCTAAGTCGAAGATTACCGTTGGCACCCTTTACTATCTGCTCAAGCAGAACGGCATACACGCCCCGAAAAATCAGCAGTCACAAAGGGCAGTTCAGGTGGCCGCATTGGGAAAACGCGCGGGCCGCGCACCCGAAGCCATAGCGGAACAGCTTGTGCAACTTGAAGGCTTCGGCAAGGAACAGGCTGAACGCATTGTCGATGAGGTTATGTCACGCGATGACATCGACTTGAAGCGAGTGTCTAACAATCCCGAAAACCTTATCGAAGGGTTGATGGAATTTCTGAAAACCAATCACCCCATCAGGCGAAACGGCATAACAGGCAAACTTGAGGAGGTGGGCAATGAGGTCAGTAAGGAACGACTGAACACTATTTTTCTACGTGCCCGTGGAGTGTTCGACACTAAGGACGTGACGTTTGACCTGATCGAGCGGATAATTTTTTCCGACTTCACCAACGACTTCAACCCTATCCGCGAGTACATCGATCGGAATAGGCACCGAAATACGTCAGGCAACATCAAAGCGTTGGCCGATACGATTAAAACAGACACGCCTAACCATGAGATGTTTATTAGGCGTTGGGTCATTGGATGGGTGGCGGCACTTGACGGGCACCCCGTTAGGTCGGTTCTTACCCTGTTAGGTGGGCAGAACACGGGCAAAACCGAATGGTTTAGGCGGTTGCCGCCATCTGCACTTCGCAAGTACTACGCGGAGTCGAAACTGGATGCGGGCAAGGACGATGAAATACTCATGTGCCAAAAGCTATGGGTCATGGATGACGAAATGGGCGGTAAATCGAAACAGGACGAGAAACGCCTAAAAGAACTGACATCAAAATCAACCTTTTCACTACGCGCACCATACGGGCGGCACAATGAGGACTACAAACGATTAGCAGTCCTATGCGGCACAAGCAACGAGGAGGCGGTATTAAATGACCCAACTGGAAACACGCGCATACTGCCTATCAGAGTAATCAGCATTGACCACGAAGCCTACAACGCCATCGATAAGGATGAGCTATTCATGGAGGCAGTCAGGCTATACGATGCGGGCGAAGCGTTCAACCTTACCCGTGAGGAACTTGCCCATCTTGAGGGGGTTGGTGCTGACTTTGAAACAACCCCGTATGAGCGTGAATTGATATGCAAATTTTTTATTCCCGTCTCATCAGGTGGCGGGTATGCTGAGTGGCTTACATCGACGGATATAAAGGACGCGATTGAGTCAGGAACAAAGCAACGCATCATGGCACTCAAACGGTTTGGTATTGAGCTTGTAAACCTATTTGGTAAGGCACAAGTGACCAGAGTTAGGGGGGTAGTTGGCAAAAGGTATCACGTCATTAGGCTGAACGGTGAAAGTGGGGTTACAGGTAACAACGTTGATACTGAGGATGATATGCCGTTTTAAGTGCAACTTGTAACCCGTGTTACCCAAACATCCCTACTAACCCCCACAATCTATACATCACACATCATGCGAATCATTATATACCCTTGTGCATATATATATACTTTCAGAGGTTACAAGGTTACACTATTGCAGAACCCCAATGTTTACGGGGGTTAGCGGTGTAACCTGTCAAAAAAATCAGAGGTTACACACAGGTTACACATGATTCACCTTCGACCATACCAATCAGAGGCCATCGCTGAACTGCGTTCAGGTTTTGGGCAGCACAGGAGGCAGGTGCTTTGTCTGCCAACGGGCGCGGGGAAAACCGTAGTATTTTCAGAAATGGTTCGACTTGCTACCATTCGCGGAACGAAAACCCTTGTTCTGACCGATCGGGTTGAGCTATTCGGTCAGACGTTCGGAGCGTTGGGACGTGTCGGTGTAAACCCACAGCGCATCGAGGCGGGTATAAAGGCATTCGACCATCGCGCATTGATAAGCGTTGGAATGGTCGAAACGGTCAAACGAAGGCTCCCGAAGATGGGCGAATACAACCCCGACCTGATCATCATTGACGAGGCGCATAAGGCGAACTTCAATCCGATTATTGAGCATTGGCGCGATGCACGGGTAATTGGAGCAACGGCAACACCTGTCGGGAAACACTTTCACAAGTACTACACGAACATCGTGGCGAACATCGATATTCCAGAGCTTGTTGACTCAGGATACCTCGCAACGTGCCGCCCGTTTCAAATGGTGCAAGACCTGTCAGACCTTGAAACGAAGGCGGGAGAGTACACCGATGAGAGTCTGTTTGGTCACTACAACAAACAGAGCCTGTTCGATGGTGTAATTGATAACTGGCAGAAGCGCGCATCGGGCAAAAAGACTATCGTATTCAATGTCAACATAGCCCACACGGTCAACATGACCAATGCGTTCCGTGACGCTGGCATATCATCGGAGTGCGTGACATCCGAAACGCCAAAGCCCGAACGTGACATGATACTATCCGCGTTCAGGCAAGGGGCGTTTCAAGTTCTGAACAACTGCGGGATATTGACCACGGGATACGATGAGCCTACGATTGAGTGCGTGGTCATGAACCGCGCCACGAAATCACTTCCCCTGTGGCTTCAATGCTGCGGTAGAGGGTCGCGGGTGATTGACGGGGTTAAGTCGGAGTTCACCGTCCTTGACTTCGGAATGAATCACGATCAGCACGGCCTTTGGGCGGAGGCAAGGCGATGGACTATCGCGCCGCCAAGAAAAAAGGCCGAACGCGCGGCACCCGTTAAAGAGTGCCCATCGTGTCAGGCGTTAGTGTTTGCATCGGCCCGCACTTGCCGTTATTGTGAATACGTGTTCCCATTTGAGGTAAAAGAATTGGAGCAAGGTCAAATGGTCGAAGTAGGGCCAAAAACACCCAATGACCTGATAGGACGAAAGATTAGCAGCCTGACCATTGAGGAACTTGCACGGGTTCAACTGAGCAAGCGTTACAAGCCGTCTTTCTGTTGGAGGGTTGCGCGGTCTATGGGCCGCGAAGGAATAAGGCGTTACGGTGAAATCTTCAAATACTCACGCGGGTGGGTATATCGCCAGGAGCAAGAAATGGCCGACTGCACATACACAGATTACACATTGAAATGAGCGAGGATAAATTACAAGCGGAGTGCTTTATGTGGCATTGGAACACGCGACCAAACGAACGAGGCCGATTGTTCATGGTACACAACACCCCGCGCAACAAGATAGACGGTGCGCGATTGAAGGGGATGGGCATGGTCGCAGGGGTAAGCGACATGATCTACCTGCGGGCGAACAACCCCCCGCTGTGCATCGAGTTAAAAACAGATGGTGGCAGGCAGGCACCCGCTCAGATTGAGTGGCAACGAGTGGCTGAGGCGGTGGGATGCGAGTACATAATTATCCGATCATTCGATGAGTTCAAAGAGGCCATACATACCGCCAACACCTGACCACCTTCGACACTTGGAGATCAGCCTTAAACCCTTCACCGCCAACGGTCGGACGTTCAGAGTGACAGGCACTCAGACCGACCCGCACATGCAAAAGGTCATGGATGTTGAGACTGGAGAAGTGTGGTGGATGCCGCATGACCGCGTTAAACGGATGCAGATTGAAAATCAGCATATTAGCCAACTTTAATCACATTTTAATCCGTTTTTAATGTGGTCTAAAATCCCTTGCCGCACCTTTACACCGTCAACAACGACACCACTAACCAAAACGACCAAGGACATGGAAACGACAGCAATCACAACAGCAGCTTTTCGCCTAATGGATCAGGCCATCACATTGAATGAAAACGACTTCAACGGATGCCCCGTTTCTGGCGATGAGCTTGAGGCCATCATGCCGCGCGTCAAGGCGTTGAAGCAGTATATCCACGCTGATGGAAACGAAACAGCAAAGCGCACCATTGTGTCATACATCACAGGTAAAAACTACGGTATGGGCAAGACTCGTTTTATACGCGACTCATTTGCTCATTGCCTTACTAACGGAGAATGGCCTAATACCTGCGGAATCGAGTATTTCAATTTCTAACCCTTGGTTGGGCAGGGGTTGGCAGCAATGCCGCCCCGACCAGATCGGGACAACCAACCCAACCCATGATCCAATCAACCATTAACACACAGAAACCACAAGAGGCCGAATGGAGCTATCCATGTTTGGGGAAATTCCACGATAGCGAATTGATTGTGCTATTTACTACGCACATGAATGGCGTTATTGTGAATGCCGATCCAAGATTAGACCGTCAAGTTGGACAGTCAGCCACGGATTTTATTATGGAAAACTTCACCCCCCTCTCTCCCGAAGAATCTGTCACTTTAAGAAACGCAGCGCAATGACACAATTCATAACCGACCCCGCCACCGTTTACACCTTAATCTTTTACGGTGCGTTCGTATCAATCGGGTGTGCCGTACTCGCATACCTGTGGCAACTTGAAAAAGACGAGGCCGAGAAAGCGGAGGGAGCGGCCAAGTTCTTTGAGGATTGCAGAGATGTAATGGTCGTACGCTTTGAAGACTTAAAAGCCGCAAACAAGAATCTCGCAGACACCAACGCCCACCTCTCAGACATCCTTTCGCGAGCATACGTTCGGAACAAGTATGGCATACTTCAAGCCTATCAGGATTGGGCTATTAACGGTGACAAGAAGCCGAAGCCGCGCAAAACACAGGAGCAGAAAATCAAGGAACGGAAACCAATGACCCGCGCGGAGTATGTTCGGGCACTCCTTACCGAGGCCGCTGAAAGTGACGAGTTTAAGAATGAAGTGTGGCCGAAAAGTGCGCTTGAGCAGATGGATGATGTGTCGTGCAATAGGTGCGGGGTTGATTGTTTTGATGGTCTTCAACTTGCATTAATTACGTTTGGTTCGTGGGCATTCACGAAAGAGGGAACTGAATACTGGCGTTCCATCGCCGGATCCAAGACCGTCCTCAACTTCAAACCAAAAACGCAATGGGTGAAATGATTGAGCGCGCATACTTGCGACTATGCCAAGTGGTCGGACACGCGGCAATCATACTCGCAGCCATCTACACACTATCAATGACACACGCCAAATACTTTGTGCAATGAAACCAACCCTCCCACAGATCACAGCCTACGCCAAGTCCCAAAACATAGGCGACTACGGGCTTCTGTTCCTTGCGCGAATGGAAGAAAAGCAATGGATCACAAGTGCGGGCCAACCCGTCAAGGATTGGGAACTTGCCTATAAGTTCTTTGTCAAGCGGCATGAAACGAAACTCGAAACGGAGCAATTGGTATGGGCGGCAATGAATGAACCCGAACCAACAGAAGAACCAGATCGCGGGCATGAAATGCTTGCCAACGCCATCTACGTTGCAATGTACGTCTTTGCCGCGCTGCTTGTCGGAGGTGCTATCTTATTCGCAATACTGAAATGACCCCCGACCAAAAAGACTACCTACATGCAACGTACGCACAACACCGCAAGAAACTATCACTACGAAGGGCCAGTCATATATCGGCCAGAACAGGTCTATGGATCGATCCCAGTCACGATGGAGGAGCGGATATTGTGGGCCGTGGCGCATCACACCATGATAAGTGAGGAAGACATGAGGTCGGAGTCTCGCAGGTCGTGTGACGTAACGGCCAGGCAGATAGCTCAGGCCCTAATGTTCAGCCTGACACCGCTTAACCTCACCGAAATTGGGCGTAGATTCGACCGAGATCATACAACGGTCATCTATGCGCGAAAGGCCGTGACCGACCACCTCGACACGGAGGACGGATCTT